CCGTCAAGCTCGGGGACCTGGAGGTCAAGTACAACACTGCTAGCCAAGCTGTTGGAACTGTCAATAACGTATTCGACATTTACCCTTGGCTTCAGTCTTATCTTGGCGCTTATTGCCTTGGAGGTAGCGGTAGCTATCAAGTACGTGTTGTGAGGGGCTGATCATGGCAGGAGCACTTGACTCACTGTTCAAGAACGCTGCCAAGGCGATTGTTGCCGACTTAGGCAGTGCGCTTGACACGACAATTACTTACGTCAGGAAGGCATCGCCAAGTTACGACTATGCCACTGGTGGTCTGACAACAACGGATACCAGCTACTCGAACATCAAGGTCCCTGTTGAGTTTGTTCGAGCAGAGGAGGAAGAGGGTCGTGAAGAGCGTGAGGCCAAGCTGTATATCACTCCTGATTTGATCGGCAGCAACCAGCCAACGTTCGAGGATCAGATCAGTTTGACCTATGCAGGTTCTAGTCGAACTGCTCAGATCACGGATATTCGCACGTACCGTGGCGGCCAAGAGTACCTGTACGTGATCCTGGTGCGGTTCTGATGGCCAAGCGAGCCGGAATTGATCAGATCATTCCTGACTTGGAGGCTCACATGCAAGAGGGCTTCAATACCCTGGTGCGCAAAACAATGCGAAGGTTGGCCACGAAAAAACGCAGTCCTGTTTGGACTGGTTTTTTTGCGTCAAGCTGGAAGGCACAGCTCTCGCCAGTGCAGCCAAAAGATCGAGTCGAAGAATTTTCACCCTGGTCCGAGCTGGCTGAAGTAAAGCGCAATGCAGTTTGGAACAAAGAGACTGTTCCAAAGGACTATTTGATTAGACCCCGTTTTTACCCGCCAGAGCGTCAGTTTAATTACAAACGGCGCGTGTATATCGGAAACAGTGCGGAATATGCAATTTACGCATTGGAAAACGGAATAGTGCAGAGTTTTGTGCAAGGGCCAGAAATGGGTCGTCTAATTAAGGAAACATTTAGTGAGCGGAAACCACTGCTGTCTATTGCATTTAAGACCAAAGAGGGTGGGTTTGGCCTGACTGCTGGCAAGGACTATATTGCCTACAAGGAGCTTTGATCCATGACTCTCGTCAACGCTCGCGCTGCATTTGAAAAAGCGGTGACCGACGCTGTTTCGGACGCAGACAGCGATGTGCGGATGGTTTACGACAATGTTGCGTTTACTAGGCCGGGCAAAAGCGAGAAGTACATTTTGATGTCGGTCATTTTTGGCCAGTCAACGCTCCAAAACCAGGGCGCAGCACAGGATTATTACGCTGGAACGATCCAGTGCAACGTGTACGTGCCGAAGAATGCTGGTACGTCGGTGCTTTCAGCGATCAGCGAGGCGGTGATTGACGGGCTGACTTCAGTGAACGCTAGTGGCTACACGGATACCTATAGCTCCAACCCAAGAGTGCTGGACATTGTTGGGCCTACGCCGCTGAATGTTGAAGATCGGTCTCACTTTATCGGAGTGATTTCCTGTCAATTTACTGCCACCGCATAGTATAGTACCGACAAAACAAGCATCCCAATGCGAGCTACTGAGCTTTTAAGGAATAAATTCGGCGTTAGCCAGCTCTACAAGCACCAAGTTGAGGCTGATGGCGAGGTGGTGCTTGAGGTGTATTGGCACCCTTTGACGATTGCAGAGCGCGAGTCGATCCAGAAAAAAACCGACTCAGATGACGCAGGTGATTTTGCGCTCAACCTGATGATCGAAAAGGCGCTGGATAAGGACGGAAAACGGCTGTTCCAGGATGGCGAGCGTGCAACGCTGCGTCGCGAAGTGGATGCTGGCGTTTTGCAGGACATCCAGCTGGCCATGCTGACTTCTGGTACGGAACAGAAGGTGGAGGAAGCGAAGGCAGCCCTCAAAAGCCAATAAGGACTGGCTTTTCATCTTTTTCTTAGCCAAAGAGCTTGGGATGACCGTTGCCGAGCTTTCGGAGAGGTTGACTCAAGAGGAGCTAATCAGCTGGGCAGCCTACTTCTCGATCAAAAGCGAGGAGGAGGAAAAGGTGATGGATCGGTCAAGGATGGCACGAGGGGTCAGAACAGCTGGGGCGCGATAGACTTGGCTGAGTAGCAGCAGTACGTTTAGCCATGGCCGACTATGGCATCAACATAAACGTACAAGTACGTGATGCTGCCATAGGCAAGCTGAAGTCTCAGCTGAAGGAGCTAAAAACTCTTTCAGCCAGTGCAGGTAAAAACCTTGAAGAGCTAGTAAGCAATAAGGCAGTTACCAATCAGAAAACGCTTGAAAAGCGCTTTCGGACCGTCAGGAGAGCAGTTGAAAACTATACACGTGCAATTATCAACGGCGACGCCGCTGTAAAAGCAAGCTCACAAAACCTGCGTCGCCAAGCGCAAATTCTCAAGCAATTTGGAACGCAAATAGACGCAACATCGCGGCAAAGCAAAGGTTTTTTCGCCAACATTCAACAGGCTGCGGTAAATCTAAACTTAAAAGCAACAATGCAGGACCTTCGGGCCCTGAAGCAGGAGGCTCAAGGAACTGCTGAGGCTCTAAAAGGTGGCAGGGGTGGTTTTGTTTTCAAAGGTGCAGGCACTCAGGATTTACTAAATTTCGTTCCCGCAAAAACCATTGATTCGCTTACCGATTACAGCCGGGTCCTTGGCGACGTAATGCGTCAAGCCGACATGGGAAGTGAGATATATCGAGAACTTGAACAAAGGATCCGAGCAGTCAACGCTGAAATGAGCAGGGCCTCAAGGATGGCAGCCCTGCCTCCAGCTTTTGCAAATGCAAACGCATATGGGGCTCCTGCTGGTCCTGCGTTGCCACCTGGTATGCGGATGGGCAGAAGATTGCCAAGCGCTGGGGCGGCTTTTAGAGGCAATAACCGCGCCAGAGACGTTCTAACCGGTGCAGGCTTCCCGCTTTTGTTTGGCGGCGGACCTGCTCAAGCATTAGCCGGCGGTATTGGTGGAGCGGTTGGCGGCCTGGGTGGATCGATTGCTGCTTCTGCAATCGTTTCGCAGATCGAGGCATTTGGCCAAGCGATTGCAAAGGTTGGTCAGTCGCTTAACCCGCTGACTTTCGACTTGCAGACGTTTGCCAGCGCAGCGGGCATCTCAGGGACTGAGGTCGAAGGATTTCTTGCGACGATCGAAAAGTATGGAGGCAAAGCGCAAGCTGCAGCTGAGGCGTCCAAGATCCTTGCGATGCGAATTGGCAAGGACGCAACTGATGCTTTAACAAAATTTGGTGACGACGCGCAAAAACTAGGCAACCAGCTGAGCACGATTTTTACCACGGTCATGGCAAATATCGCCAGGATTGTTGGACCGCTACTGTCCCAGCTGGCTAATGCACTGGAGCGGGGGAATTTAGTGCGTGGCTTTAAGGAGCGAGAGGGTTTGACAGGGCGAGCTGCGATTGCTCAGCAGATTTTGACTACCAAAGGTGGCAAGGGTGCCAAGAATGCGGAAATCAAACGGTTAGGTGCTCAAATTGGTCTAACGGGCACAACTCGCGAGATTTTGGAAGCTGCCAAAGGGATTGGAGCTGAAACTCAGCGCACATTTGAATCGCAGCAATTTACTGGATTAAGTCAAACGGCTTCTGCTCTTGAGGCAGCGGCAAACGCGAAAAAGCCTAAGAAGGCTAGAAAGACAGAAGCAGAAAGGGAGGCAGAGCGGTTGATGCTTCAACGGCAGCGGTTTGAGGAGCAGCAGCTCAAGCTGCAAGAACGTCAAATCGAGCTTCGGAACGCAGAGTCGCAAAAGCTTGAGAACCAGGAAACTCTTTTAAGAGCAAGGCTTGCTGGTAACGAGGAGGAGGTTCGATATGCGATCGAACTAGGTCAACTTCAGGAAAAATACGGTGACGAAGAGGGGCGGCGGCTTGCTGACAAGCAGGCTGCGATTAGGGGGATCAATGAAGCATTGAAACAGCAAGAGTTTATTCAGGGCAGTATCAATAATTTGGTTAATACCACAGGCCAGCAATTTGCCGGTTTATTTGAAAATCTGATTAACGGCACCAGCAGCTGGAACGACTCACTGCAAAACGTATTTAGGACCCTGAGCAGCGCTTTGTTCCGTACGGGTTTGAAGCTTCTCGGTGGCGGGGATGAAAGAGGCTTCTTTTCGATCCTGTCCGGCGATTTCACTGGCAGGGCACTGGGGGGCCAGGTTTCTGCTGGAACGCCCTACATGGTTGGTGAGAGAGGGCCTGAAATGTTTGTCCCAGGTGCAAACGGGAACATTGTCCCCAACAATGCAATGGGGGGCGTTCAGGTCGGCTCGATCAACATCACCGTCGAAAACACTGGCGAACAGCTGAGCCCTGCTGCCCAGAAGCAGATCGCCAACCAAGTTCAAGGTATCGTGATGTCAACCTTGGTCAACGAGCGCCGTAGCGGAGGGGTCCTGCGTTAATGGCTTACATCGCATTTGACGACATCCCGTTGGCTCACGCCACTCCGGTGGTGAAACGCAGCCAACGCCGTCAGCAGGCAACCTTTGGCGACGGCTATGTCCAGTTGTTGACAGACGGACTTAATACGGACCGCGAGATTTGGCAGTGTCTTACCTCGCCAATGCCTTACGCGGATGCGTACTCGATTGAAAGCTACTTGCTGACATTGCGTGGTTCGGCAGTGGAATGGACCGCTCCAATGTCCACCAAGACGTTTTCTCGTCCGTTTGCGGGTGGTCAGCTTGATCTGGGCTACAAGGACATCAGCACCCTGTCGCTTAACGGCTACACCCGTCCGACGAATTACACCGCCAACCTTGACACAGGTCTGCTGACCTCAGTGGACATTGCCAATGGCACGGTGGTCGAGGTCACTTTGACCTTGGCTGCTCGTGATTATGTGGTGCGTGACGGCTGGACGATGACACCAGTCAGCGCATCCTTCATGACGATCTCGTTTGAACTGGAGCGGGTGTTCGTATGACGCAATCACCACC